GACGACTACTGGCGGAACAAAGCAGAAAGGGACAAAGCGGCGTTTGCGCGTATGAAACTAAATCCATACGTTCAAGATCGGGTAACTCTTCCTCCCCGTTGTAAACGGGAACTCTTTCACCGTCCACACTTAAACCCTGCGCAAACCTGCGCATAATTTCCTGAACGGACATAGTTTGATCTGGTATAGTTAGAGAAGGACGGGTGTACTTTTCGTTATCATTGGGGAAGAGTTCCCGATTGTAGGTGTTTTTGAATTTCTTCATTTGAAATTGTGTTTGAATGTTTGAATACAATAATTACCGTGTCTTTTTGCTCGATTACATCGAGGGAATAATACATTGTCTCTTCGCGATCGCCATAACTGTTTAACTGATCGTTTGCAGCTTTGAGAAAGCTGTCAATTGTTTCACGAAGTTGTACTTCGAAATGCGATTCGCGAAGGTTCGGTTGTAGATCATCGTCATGTGATTCTACTTTTTCAAATTCTGTCATCTTTGATAGATTTTAGTTTCATACGCGCAAACGCCGCTTTGTCCCTTTCTGCTTTGTTCCGCCAGTAGTCGTCACCTTCTTTGAGCATTGCTTCATATTGCCTTTGTGCAGCTTCACGCTGCTGGAAAAACGCTATTCGTTTGCGTTGCTCTTCGGTGTATATCTTATCCTTGTAATAACGAGGCATAGATATTTTTCGACCATCTTTCAAGTTACAATACATCCTATTGTCTAAGTCCTTTTTATGCCAATGCATCATTGCTGGAGTTAAATACGACTGTCCGAGACCTTTAGACATAAGTCCAAATTCCGGTAACCTGTCATCATTGCGATGCATGGGAATGCGGCCTTTTTTTGCTATATACTTCATAGTATAACCAACGGAAGCACCTGAAACGCTCCCATAGTGTACATGGCCATTATCCCATGCAGGCTGTATAAGAGTAATGTCTGCATTGAACAGAATGATATGGTAGTGGGGTCGAAATGTCTTTCCTCCGTATTCGCCTACAGCGTAATATTTGATCGGTTTCATACCTCGATGTTCATGCGCTTTTCGCAACCTTTTAAAAAATAGTTGCAAATCTCGTTTTATCAAGGTCATATATCCGGCATGCGTAATCGGAACTTTTAACGTGTCGTATGTTAAGGTGATGAAATGTGAAGTCTCAGCGACTTTATCTTCTTCCATTAAACGAAAAGACCATGCCGACGTGCGACGTTTGACGCACTCGGGACATTTACCGCACGGGACAGGAATCTTTTCGTTTGACATTTTTTGTTTAACCATGTAAGGTGTTAGACAACTCATTAAAATGAGGGTGTACCGTACATTGGCATGCCCCGTACTGCCTTCACTTTGTTTAATACATGGCAGATCATTTGATCTACATTTGGATCGGTAACGGCGAAAATCCTTTGTGTGGGATTGGCTACTACAAACTGATCGTTTAAAACCGGGGCTACATCGAATATCCTTCCGGCATGCCAAAAGTCCTGAGATGTCCTAAACTGTCCGGCTACACGATTGTTTTCGAATTTATATTCGGAATACCGAGGTACATACCCGAACGTCTCATTACCGTTAACTTGATAGGCAAACACTTCCTTATTTAATACTTCTTGTTCACCGATATTGGCAAATTGTGGCCAATAGAACTGAAACGGGTCTTGTGTTTTGAGAAAGTGTTTTGGAATTCCCTGTTGATACGCGGTTTTTGGCATAATAGACATTATACCAATGATGTACCCGTGTTCTTGGCAAAAGTATTTGCCATAACGTCCTGAATTAACCGATACACCGTGACCGGCCATGTTTCCTTGTGGTAGTTCGTCGGTACCTGTAGTGTTAAGTACCTCTGAGATTATAACTGGCGATCTGGTACCTGTGATATACTCAGGTCTTTGTAACCTTGCGTCTTGTGGTTTCACTCCAAAGAAACCGAGAATGTTCTCAGCATAACGTGAACCGCTACGCGCTGACCGCTCTAGCCACTCTTGTACACGAAAGGCACGACGTAAGTCGTTTATTGTTGCGGTAGTCATTTCTGACGTTTTCGCATATAGATACCCGGTATTTAAGTCCAAATCTTCGCGGGGAACCAACGCGAGTTCGGTACCACCGCCGGGTGCGATGTTACCAAGCCAATCAAGTGTAGTACCTGTGGCGACATCTCTATCCACTACTACCGGTACGTCGTTGAACAGACCCGGTATATTAACAGCGTTACCTTTTTGAGCAAATGGTAAAGCACTTGTAAAATAGTCATGCTCCCAACAGCGATAACGTATATTGCCGATAGTATCGGGAAGGTTGTCACCATCCACAACCGTATAATCCACTTCAAGTTGCATGTTTTGGTCTCGATAGTACTCGTTCCAAATTGCGGTATACGCTGCAAATGGTAATGCGCTTACAACTTCGTTTGTCATTGGAAGGGGTGGAGGGATGCCGAGGTAATCGGCTAACGAACCCTCTGCCCATGTTGCTTCGTCCATTGTAACAGTTGGAAATGCAGGTAACGATGCACCAACGGGAGTGTTAGTAATGTAGTTTTCCCAATTGTCCCATAGTATACGATTTGGGACAAAGAAATAATGCATGAATACATCAAAGCGATGCATTACAGGGGCGACCAAAGGCGCAAAGCGAATTAACGCATCACACGAGATAGTGAATGAATCACCCGGTATACACTCAGTACACATAATAGGAGTTAGCTTACCCATCTGAGTAGTGAGTTTTACATCATGAGTGAGGTCAAAAACGTTCTTTTTTGGCCGCTGTAATTTGATAGAATTAAACAGGTTTTTTGCCATGATCTTGATTTTTATGATTGACAATATCGTCCGGAAATAGGGAGGGCAGACCGTCGCGGGTCTGCCCTTGGGTTGGCTATAACATCATAGCCTTATACCACCTCTTGAAACGTAATACGTCCTTTTCTGCTTAGTCCGATTGCCACGACGCCTACGATAAGAAGATCTTCTACCCCTTCTACCATACGCCATAGAAAGTGTTTTGTTTCCCAAATTTAACGACCTGGAGGGAAACGAAGAATATTTTTTTTGAACTTGTCCGACATACCCGATTGTTCCAGGTATTGGGCAATGATCCTGAATATCATATTATCACCGGGTTGTACCCCGATCTCTTTAAGATTGATATCAAGTTGCTTTAACCTGTTGTCGGTTTTCATGTTGTCAATCTGCTGATCGATTGACCTTTTTTCTGACTCTGTTTTAGCTTGTTGCTTACGTAGTAATAATATCCGCTCGATACCTTCGCGTAAATTCATAGAATTCATTGCTGCGCGACGTTCGTCCTCATTAAGCGAAATACCAATTTCGGTTTTGGTTTTACGTAAGTTCTCCTGAGCTTGTTCTAATACTACTCCCTGTAATTTTTGGGCTTGATCAAGATTGAAGGCGCCCATTTTTGTATCCTGATCTGTCTTTGCAGTACTGGCTATTACTCCAGCTGTCTGAGCAGCTTTAAGTATTGCTTCCTGTCTTGCCACTTCTGAAGCAGCTTTTAAATTGTCTGTCTGTACTGCTTTTAAGTTTGCATCAAAATAACTCATGAAGTCGGTATCATACCGCAGAGGAGTCTGCTTTGGATTATAAGATTGTACCGACGATGTCCGAACCGATGGAGCTTCGTTAGTCTGTCCATATATCAAGTTCGGATTAAGCCCCGCTGCTTTAAAACGTTCCATCTGAGCCGCTGGAGAATTGAATTGATTTTGCATATTCCAGTCGGCCAAAGCGTCTGCCCGTTGACGTTCATACATTTTATCATTGTACCGACGCTGTTGCCAGTTCGTAAACTGGTCATATGCCATGTTCATGAAATTTTGCTTTTTCTGTTGCTGTCCTTGCATTAATGCAGGTAGCATAGTCATTAGTGCTGCTGCTGGCATTTTGTTTGTTTTTTTGGTTTGTGATTGATGACCCCAGCTTTTGCGGGGCAATCCTTCCGCCGGGATCGTCGGCGGGGTCGTCCGCTACGCTCCCTCCCTTGCCTCCTTGTCCCGGCCTAGGATAGCCCCACCGCTGGTGTCAATTAGCACTAATATATCAAGGGTCTATTAGTGCTAGTGTTGCCCACGCCCCGGGTAATCGGGGCTTGGCTTCTGTCGCCTCCCCAGAGGGGGCCCCGGCGACTGGCGACAAAAGGGGCGGTAATCCCCTTTTGTACCCGCCGCTCGTCAAGGGTACGGTACCCGTTACCCTTGCTCTGCTTCTGGAGCCTGTTTTTGCTGTCTTTGTTTGTTTTTGGGGGGTGGGGGTGGCTCCTGTTCTTCCTCTTCGATTGATAGCTGTTTTGCGGCCTTCTTGGCCTCTTGCTGCTTCTTTTTCTCTTCCTGATCGATTTCTTTCAACTTTTGCTTACCTGTCTCTATTGTCTCCTTTAGGCTTTCTGCGAACTCTTGCCG